TGAAATAAAAGATAACATAAGAATACTCAGAGATAGAGCAAGAGAGTTAGCAAGGAACGATAGCTATATTGCAAGATACCTTAACCTGATGGTGTCTAATGTTATCGGTAAGCATGGCATAAGAGTTTCCAGCAAAGGTCGAGATGATAATGGTTCATTAGACATTGTTGGAAACCAGCTCATTGAAAATGCTTGGAAGGAGTGGGGAAAGGTTGGAAATTGTACTTTAAATGGAAGATTGTCTTTTTTGGATTGTCAAAAAGTATTTGTAGAATCTTTATGTAGAGATGGTGAGGTTTTAATTAGAAAGGTTAGGGACAACACAGTTCCTTTTGGTTTTCAAATTCAATTTTTAGAAGCAGATCACTTAGATGAAAATAAAAATGACGTCTATAAAGCCACTGGCAATCGTATCAAGATGGGTGTTGAAGTGGATGAGTACGACAAGCCAGTTGCTTATCATATATTTAAAAATCACCCTTACGATAGAACTTATATAGCTCAAAATCAACACATTAGAGTTCCTGCTGATGAGATTATCCATGCTTACCTACCTACTAGAGCAGAACAAACTAGAGGTGTTTCTTTGGTTGCTACAGCAATGGCTAATGTGAAGATGTTAAATGGTTACTTAGAAGCAGAAATAGTTGCAGCTAGAGTTGGTGCATCTAAAATGGGTTTCTTTACTTCACCTGATGGTGATGGATATGTTGGTGATGGTGAGTATGAAGATACTTTTAATCCAACAATGAACGCACAGGCTGGTGTGTTTGAACAATTACCTCAAGGCATGGACTTCAAAGCATTTGACCCTACACACCCAACATCTGCTTTTGATTCATTTACAACTAGCGTATTAAGAAGTATTGCATCAGGTTTAAATATTTCTTACCACTCATTATCTAATGATCTAACCTCGGTTAATTATTCTTCAATAAGACAAGGTGCTTTAGAGGATAGGTCTATGTATCAGATATATCAACAATTTGTAATTGACCATTTTATAGACCCAGTATTTCAATCTTGGTTAGACACATCTATTGATTTTAAAAAAATAAATCTACCACTTGAAAAATTTGATAAATTTTCAAAAGCTGTAAATTACATACCAAGAAGTTTTGCTTGGATTGACCCATTAAAAGAAATGCAAGCAAATGTAATTGGTTTGCAAAACGGTACTTTAAGTTACTCAGATATAGCAGGTGCTTACGGTAGAGATACTGAAGAATTATTTGAGCAACATCAAAAAGAAATAGAACTAGCTAAACAATATGGTATTGAGTTAGCCTATCAACCGTTTGGTCAGAAAAACCCAGTAGAAGCCAAAATACAAGGTGGAGATATAGAAGATGAGTAAACCTACTCAAGGCATGAAATCAGAAGCTAGAAAAGGCTTAGATTGGCGTAAAGAGCATGGTAGAGGTGGTACTAGGGTAGGTCTTGAAAGGGCAAATCAAATTGTAAATGATGAAAATCTTTCAGATGAAACTATAAAAAGAATGTTTAGTTTTTTTTCAAGACATGAGGTAGATAAACAAGCAGAAGGTTTCAGACAGGGTGAAAAAGGCTACCCGTCAAACGGAAGAATAGCTTGGGCACTATGGGGTGGAGATGCAGGATTTAGCTGGTCAAGAAAGTTAGTTAATCAAATGAAAAAAGAAGATGGTAGAGATATAGAAGATTTGGAAACAAGAGACACAGAAGATACTCTAAGAGAAAAAGCTAGAGAACACAATGAAGATGTTGGTGATAATCCAGCTAAAAGAACTAGTTATTCTACATTACAAAAAGTTTACAACAGAGGTATTGGTGCTTATAACACCAATCCCTCAAGTGTTAGACCTAACGTTACCTCAAAAGAGCAATGGGCAATGGCACGAGTTAATAGTTTTTTACGAGTCTTAAGGACTGGTAAATACAAGTCAGGAAAGCATGACACTGATCTGCTACCTGAAGGACATCCTTTATCAACCAAAAACAAGGAGAAAGCTATGGAAAATAAAGAAGATAGACATATCCTTAATGTTAGCGAAACTGATGATAAAGTTATCGTTGAATTTGCGAAGCATGAGGGTGTCGAACATGAAGGCGAAGCAGTAGAGATTGAAGATACTGACTCTGAAAGACCTTATCATAATGATGAAGAAGATAGAAAGGTAGTTGATATGCCAATGAGATATAGGACTATTGATTTATCAAGAGCAAAATTTATAGATGAGGAAAACAGAAGGGTTAGGGTCGGAGTTTCTTCTGAAGAACCTGTTGAAAGAAGTTTCGGCATGGAAGTGCTGGGACATTCTGCTGATGATATAAACATGGAGTTTATAAACAGTGGACGTGCACCTTTGCTTTTGGATCATGACCATACAAAGCAAATAGGTGTTATTGAAGAGTTCAAACTTGATGAGACTGCTAAAAGGACTTTAGCGGTAGTTAGATTTGGAAAATCTGCTTTGGCTCAAGAAGTGTTTGAAGATGTAAAAGATGGTATCCGTATGAATATTTCAGTCGGGTATCGTATTGATAAACTGGAACGACAACAAATTAACGATAAGGATTATTACAAGGCAAAATGGACTCCTATGGAAGTTTCTTCTGTAAGTGTTCCTGCCGACCAATCAAGACTTGTCGGAGTGGGTCGTTCTGAAGATAAAAATAATATTAACTTTAAGGAGAATATAATGTCAAAAGATATAGACATAAATATAGAAGAAGTTAAATCTCAAACTATTGATGAAGCTAGAGCTGAGTTTAAAAGAAATTCAAAAGAAATCTTAGACTTAGCAGTTAAACACAATAAAAGAGATTTAGCTGATAAAGCGATTGCTGATGGTATCTCTGTAGAAGAATTTAGAGGTGTATTACTAGAAAATATTTCTAATAAAACTCCACTAGAAACTCCTTCAGACATCGGTATGACTAAAGAAGAAGTAAGAGAATTTAGCCTAGTGAAAGCGATTAGAGCTATGGCAAATCCTGCTGATAGAAAAGCACAAGAAGATGCAGCATTTGAATTTGAATGCTCTGCTGAAGCTGCTAGACAATATGGTAAAGATGCACAGGGTGTAATGTTACCTGCTGAAGTATTAAGAAACTGGAATTCAAGAACTCTTAGTGCTGGCACAGATACACAGCTTATAGCAGAAGATTACAGAGGTGGAGACTTTATTGATGTACTAAGAAACACATCTTCAGTAATGGCTGCTGGTGCAACTATGCTTCAAGGTCTATCAGGAAATGTGGTAATTCCTAAAAAACTTACTGCTGCTGATGGTGCTTGGATAGGTAATGAGGGCGACCCTGCTGCTGATAGTGAATTTACAGTAGGTTCTGTTACTATGTCACCAAAAGTAATCGGTGCTAGAACAGATGCAACTAGATTGTTGTTACAACAATCTTCATTAGATGTAGAGAACTTAATCAGAGATGACTTAACGCAAGCATTAGCATTAGCTATTGACTTAGGTGCATTAGCTGGTTCAGGCTCAAGTGGCCAGCCTACAGGTATCAAAAATACTACAGGTATTAATACAACAATATTTGGTGCTGCTGTACCAACTTATGCAGAGATTGTTGCTATGGAATCTGAAGTATCTACAGAAAATGCCTTACTTGGTAATCTTGGGTATATTTGTACTCCTGCTGATTATGGTTCGTTAAAAACTGCATCAAAAGACACAGGTAGTGGTCAATTTGTAGTTGAGCCTGACGGAAGAGTTAATGGTTATAATGTTGTAAAATCTAACCAAGTAACTTCAGGTGATTTCTACTTCGGTAATTTTGCTGACTTGCTTATTGGCATGTATGGTGGTTTAGACATTACTGTTGACCCGTATGCATTAGCAACTTCAGGCGGAATTAGAATTATTGCATTACAAACTATAGATGTAGCTGTAAGACATGCAGCTAGTTTCTGTGTTTCAAACGATAATACTTAATAACCAATGATGAAATGGAATGGGGGTAGTAATACCCCCAACTTAAATATGAAAAAATTTTTAATAATTAAAGATACTGTCGCTGATGGTAAAAGAGTTTTTGTGGGTGATATTTTAGAAATACCCGAAGATATAGGCTATCAACTTTGTGCATATAAGAAAGCAGAGGTTCATGTAGCAAAACCTAAAGCCAAAAAAGAAGATAGAAGCGTAGGCTTAAAAACTTCTAAAGTAAAAGCTACTAAAACTAGAGCTAAAAAATAAATCATGCCATTAGAGA